TTTTTTGAAATGGAGGGAAAGGACGAGATCCCATTTTGGGATGAAATAAATGAAGAAATGGAGTATTACATTGTTCATGAAATGTGATTGCGCCAACCGGAAATTAGTAAAAACTCGTCTTCTTTTAGAATGCCTCTCACCATAGAGGATGTACAAAAGGTTGACATGAGGAAGAGAGAGCTTAAGAAACGCCTCTATAAGGAATTATACGAACGAGCGAGTTCCAAGGTCAGGGAGATTGCCAAGATGGGTCTCCACGAAACTTGGGTCACCATACCATCGTTCCTTATGGGTTATCCGTCATTTGATTTGGAAATGGCAACCATCTACATAGAGAGACAGTTCAAAAATGGTGGATTCTATGTGAAAAATTATGGTCAGGGACAACTTTTCATCTCGTGGTATCTGGACCCCAAGAAGAAGATGAAGAAAAAGGAAGAACCCTTCAAACCGCAACCTCCCAAGAAAGAGGACCCCTACGATCTTAGCGTGCTGGTCAACCTTAAAAAGTCTGCGGACAAATATAAGAACTTTAAATAGGTTTGAACTAATAATGGACAACCTTAACGTTCTCGTGGAAGCCAAGAAGGAGTTGCTCGCACAGCTCACCAACACGATCATCCCCAACGCACTCAACTGCATGGAGAACCTCTACATGGAGGCCAAGCAGGAGTCCAAGGGAACAAAGACGCTCAAGTTGTTTCAGGAGAACCTTGCAGACATCCCCAAGTGGAATAACTACCAGATTGAGGGTGAAGTGGCCAAGTGCGTGGACACCTGCGGAGGGTGCCTCGACGAGATGGTGGCAGCCGTTTTCGTAGCCACCGTGAAGATCATTTCGTCGGTCAGGCTCTCCAAGGATTCACGAAAGGTGAAGCTAAAGATTCCCACCAATGATGTATTCATCCTAGGAGTATACACCAACATAGCCAAGCGCATCTACGAGGACCCCTATGTGTTCCAAGAAATGAACCGAACGGAACGCACCAAGGAACTCTACAAGAGGATGGACGGCGTCATGGAGGAGACGGTGAAGGGCATGCTCCCCCTCAATCAGATCTTAAAGACCTACCTGAACAAGAACCCCACGGAAATGATGAACACACCCACCGAAACCGAGGTGGGAGGTGACGATTCAGACGACGAGGGATTTCCCGGAACCGCAGAGCACCCCATTGACGGAGAGGGTTCTCCCGGCATGGAGGATAATGACGAGGGAGAAGGGTCAACTGGCGGTGACGACGAAAACAATGAAGAGGGTGTCGAAAATGAGATGGGGGCGGGCGAAGAAATGGAGGATGAAGAGACCAAGACGATTCCCGTATTCAAGGACAAGTTGGGACAGCCCAAAAGTGCACCGGAACCCGTTGAAGCGGACGACGATGACTTCATCAACTCGGGAGCCAGTCGTTAAAACAATAAAATTCTATTTGCCGTTATTAGTATATGTTAAGTGATTCATTGAAGAACCCTTTCATCTCTGGACTGCTCGGTGCGGTCATCACAATGCTTTACATTCACTTAGTGGGGAAAATGAACAAGGAACCCGTGAGAAACGCAGACATGATAAAGCCCGCCATCTTGAACGGCATCCTCGTGGGAATGATTGTATTTTTGGGAATATCCCAGAAGGAGGAGATTTACGAGACACCCTACCCGGAACCAGGGGTGCGTATGTAATTAAATAAATATATACAGATTATTAGTAATAACATGGCTAGCGTAGAGACCTTCAATGAGCTACTGCTTCAGTTCGTTGACGAGCTTGCAAGCACCTTTCCCGAGAATACCATCGTTAAGACCTACCGAACCACGGTCGCCAGTTTGATTAAGAAGGATCCGGGAGTATGTCTGCAGACCTTTGTTCAGAATGTGAAACCCCACGAGGACCTCATCCGCAATCAGGATGAACGTATTTTCGAGGAGTTCTCCAAGAACTATGGAATCCTCAAGTCCCTCGACTTGGAGACCCTTTGGAAGTCGGAGCTATCGGAGAAGAGCAGGAAAGCCATCTGGCAGTACGTTCAGGGACTTTATGTGCTTGGCAGCAACTGTGATCCAGAAGAGGTTGAACGATCAAGGAAGACCGACATGGATTTATCACCGTCGGCGATTCAGAACGCACTCGCCCAGTTTAACGTGGGCGGTGGCGAAGACGGGAATCCGCTAGCAGGTATGTTAAGTAACCTCTCTAATCCCGAGTTCATGCAAACCTTGAATGATACCGTGGAACGTGAATTTGGCGATGGCAAGGGAGGAATCGATGAATCGAAATTGGTAAAAATGATGGCACCTCTGATGGGAAATCTTAGTAAAATGTTCCAAGCGCCTCACGGAAAGCTCGAGTAGTTAAATAGATAAAGATAAGTGTCTAAAGATGAAGACCTGTTCAAAGTGTAATTTGGAATTGCCATTCGAACAGTTCAGTAAAAGGAAGGATTCCAAGGACGGTCTCAGGGGCGAATGTAAGGCATGTAGGAGTGAAATGAAAAAGAAATACTATGGAGAAAACAAAGACAAAGTAAAAGAAAATAGAAAAAAATACTACCAAGAAAACAAGGAAGAAATGAATGAATATCAAAAGAAATACCGTGAAGAAAACAAAGACAAAGTAAAAGAAAATAAAAAGAAATACTATGAAGAAAACAAAGAGAAACTTAGTGAACAAATGAAAAAATACTATGAAGAAAACAAAGAGAAACTTAGTGAACAAATGAAAAAATACAGACTAGAACACAAGGATAAAATTAGTGAATATATGAAGAAATATCAAAACGAAAATAAGGAAAATCTAAAAGAAAAGCAAAAGAAATACCGCGAAGATAACAAGGAGAAGATAAAGAAATACCGTGAAGATAACAAGGATAATATAAAAGAACAAACCAAGAAATACTACGAAGAGCGCAAGGAGGAGATAAAAGAACAAACCAAGAAATACCGTGAAGATAACAAGGAGAAGATAAAAGAACGAAAGAAGAAATACCGTGAAGATAACAAGGAGGAGATAAGAGAACAAAGGAAGAAATATCGCGAAGATAACAAGGAGAAGATAAAGAAATACTACGAAGAAAACAAAGGGGCGATGAGAGAATATAAAAAGAAATATCAAAATAAAAACAAAGAGAAACTTAGTGAAGCTAACAAGAAATATCGTGAAGAGCACAAAGAGGAGAGAAATGAATACAAAAGAAACCGAAGGAAGACGGACGAGGGTTTTAGAATAAAAGACTGTCTCCGTTCCCGAATATACATCGCTCTCCAAGGAAAATCAAAATCCGCATCCACCATGGAGTTGGTTGGAGCACCATCCATCGATTTTCTAAAGGACTACCTCGAGGAAACCAAGGTGGAGGGGAAGGACTATTCAGACGCACACGTCGACCACATTAGACCGTGTGCCTCCTTCGACCTTACCGATCCAGAGCAGCAGAGGGAGTGCTTCCACTACACCAACCTCCAATACCTTCCAGCGACGGAAAATCTCTCAAAGGGCGCACGATTGGAATATAATATTTAATACTAATAGTAAAGAATGCAAGAGCAACCTTGGTACAAGAACCCTTTGCATTTGCTAGCATCCAATAGAATTCATGTTTTTTGGCCATTAAAATTACAGGGCGCTGTGGAGAGGCTCAACGCAGCCACACGGTTTATCATCTATGCCATGTGCATCCTCTATCTCATCAACAGGGACGTCCGCGTGGTGTATCTAGGATTGACGGTCATTCTCGTGATGGCGACGATGCATGTCGTAGGAGGCGTAAAAGAAGGCATGAGACCGGCGGCTTACATGGACGAGGGTTCCATTTACAGCCCGAACAACGACAAATGCACACAGCCCACGATTGATAATCCCATGGGAAATGTTTTACTCAATGAATACACAGACAACGCAAAGCGTCCGGCAGCCTGTTACTATCCCACGGTGAAGGACAAGGTGAAGAGCCTTCTCAAGCAGAATGTTCCCACGGATCAGGCAGATGTGTATTCCAGCAGGAATCAGTCTTTCCGTGCCTTTTACAGCATGCCTTCCACCACCATCCCCAACGATCAGGAGGCATTTGCAAGGGCTGCATACGGTTCCGTGGTAGACAAGACCTGCCGAAACGACGACGGTTCGTGCTACCCCGATACGGGTTCCATGTTCGGTCAGTCCCGCATGCCCGAGGGAGTCCATCTCCGTGGAACCTTTGGAAGTGGCGTCGCTTCCAGTTAAAATATTGAGTGATAGTAATATGAGCAAGGCGCTTAATACTTCTAACCATGTTCTTGACCCAGATGCTCTCCCCAGTGACTGTGCCACGAATTGGGTTCTCGCACCTCCAGAGGTCACCAACCTCAACTACGCCGGTTCCGGCAGGGCAAGCACGCCTATCTATGGGACCGCTCCTTACATGGGCGGAAAGGGTGCACCCGGGAACCTGATTATCGTGGATGACATGCTTCGTCCTCAGTCCACTTCGTACTTCAAGAAGGGTTATCAGGGGCGTCCCTACGATACGCTTTCCAATATGTCGTGCTCGGTTCCTCTCCGGACGCCAGACGCCAATCCCACGAGCACGCGTGCCGATACACAGAATGTAATGTTTTCAAGGAGATATAACTAATTTATTATCTCGTTAGTTTGTAATATGGACCCATTGAGTCTTGTGACCTTATTAGGAATCGCCGTAGCTGGAAGACAGATAGCCAGTGGAAGCGATCGCAAAGAAGGATATGTGAACGAGCCCGTCCCCAACCGAGAAACCATGCCCTTTTTTGGAAGGAACATCAACACGCCTGGGGACAATCTCTCTGCCGTGACGAACAACTTTTCTGGAAATTTCAATCCCAATGAGCCCATGGGTGGGATCAGGAATCCCAAA